ATCATATAAATTATAATAAACATAATTCCAATTTATTATAATACAGAATGTCTCTCAATCTTGATAAAGTAGGTGCTCCCTTTTGTAAAATTATAGGGGGGTCGAATGATGGTAAAAAAGTGTTCCTCGCCACGCCCGATGAGAAGGGGTTGAAAGAGCAGAGGGTTCAGTTGTTTAAAAAGGCGTCAATTCCCGAAAACGATGAGGGTAAGTTCGTCCAGATGATAAACCCGAAGACCGAAAGGCAGATTTGGTATGTAGTTGGTGCGTCAGGTTCAGGCAAGTCGTATTATACGAAGATGGTGTGTAAAGAATACACGAAGAAGTTCCCCGACCGACCGATATATATGTTTTCGTCATTACCCGATGATGTGAGTGTGGATGATATAAAAAACCTGAAACGCCCGAAGATAGATGATACGCTGGTGAGCGACCCGATAGAGGCGAGTGAGTTTGCCGAAAGTATGGTGATTTTTGATGACTGCGACACTCTCTCGAACAAAGCACACAGAAAGGAGGTTTTCAAGATACTCGACCAGATTTTACAGACTGGACGACATCATAAGATTAGTTGTATCCTGACATTCCATTTGCCGAGCGACCGCCAGACGACCCGCCAGATGTTAAACGAATGCCATTTCGTCACCTTTTTCCCGAAATCAGTTATGACGAAAAGCACGAAGTATATGCTCGAAAATTACATAGGTATCAATAATAAGATGATGAAGGAGATGAAGAAAATCAATTCACGATGGATTACCATAGCGAAGAATTATCCACAGGCGGTCGTGAGTGAAAAGTGTGTGTATATGTTAGAGGACAAAGATGATGATGATTAGGACTTTTCGTTTGAGTTAAAAAAAAGGGACACCCCAGTCCCGTAGTAGTAGTTCTGTATTATCCAAGTTAATACAGAGCATTTCCAGAGGCGTCAATCGCCGAGCAGAGTTCGTCGTCGCCGTCTTCGTTCCAGTTCGTTTCGTCGCGTTGGTCTTGTTTGCCGATTTGAAACTTCGCGAGTTTGTATTTGCCGAGTGCGATGAGTTGGTCGCGAGTAGGTGAGGGGCGAGTGTGGTATTCGTAGCATCTTCCGCAATACCACTCGCCCAGTTCTTCGTAGAATTGGGATTTGCTGTCTGGATTACCTTTTCCGTCGCTCAACATTTCGCATTTACAGCATTCGCAAACGCTCTCATCGTCGCTGTCTTCTTCTTCGCCGTCAAACTTGTAGTCGCAGGACTTACATCTTTCTTTTCCTTCGTCAAACCAGCGACGGCAGTCGGGGCAGGGCAGTTCGGGGACTTCTTCGGGTCTTGAAAGCGTTCCGTCGTCATTCTGGACGCAATCACACATTTCGCTCTGGCGATGAGGATTGCGGTGGTCGTAGGGTTTTCCACAGCATTCGCAGGTGTCTTCTTCTTCTTCTTCTTCACGCCATTTTTCGTAGTGGCAGGAGGTCGCTTCGTTGGGGCATTTGTCTTCGCGATGGTGAGTATAACCGCAGTCTTCGCAGTCTTCCATTCCTTCGTCGTCGGTCTCGGTTTCGTCGTCGTCTTCTTGGTTTTCTGGGTAAAGGCAATCACAGCACAAAATCTTACCTTGTTCTGTGATTTCAAGATGGCATTCAGTTTCGACTTGACCGCAGTCGGCACAAGCGAGTTTTGGGGCGATGATGGGGGCAACGAGTTCTTCGTAGTTTTTGCGTTCTCTTTCGGCGAAGATTGCTTCGATTTGGACGGCGGTCATTCCAGCATACTTACCTGTGGTGGCGACTTCTTCTTTGGTTTCGGGGGCAGGAGCGATGGTAAAGAGAGCAGGATGGTCGATTGGATTGAAACGGGTCTGGCGACGGGCACGGGGAGCACCTTGAAACTTACCTGTTTCTTCGTTGAACCATTTTCCGCATTTGTATTCTCCGCAGTCGCATTCTTCGGTCTTCGCTCCGCAGGGGAGGCAGTAGGTCTCGACGGGTTGAAAGTCTTGGTCATCGTTGGGGTTGATACGGCATCTCACACCGCAGTCGTCGTATTGGTAGCGAACAACAACAGAGCAAGTCTGCTTGTTGTGTCCCTTCTGTTGGCAAATAGAGCAAGTCATCGTAATCGTAATCGGTTGTCTGTGGATAGCACACAGAGGTAAAAGCATTTCAATTTTTTTTGGATTGTGTGGGATTGGCAACATCATCAAGTTTCTCCCTCCGTCCCCCGCCGCCCCCGCCCCGCCACCAGCACCACCCCACCCCCCGCCGACCGCTCTGGATGACCCCCCTCTTGGATGACCCCTCACCCAGAACTACCCTCATCCAGAGCGGACTATCTATTTGACCGCCCTTGAATGACCCTGACCCCGCTTGGATGACCCCCCGCTTGGATGACCCCTCATCCAGACATACCCTCATCCAGAGCGGTCGGTGGGGGGGGTAGTGGTGGGTGGTGGTGGTGGCGGTGCGTCCAAAAAAAATTGAAATCCTTTTACTCAAGTGTGCCCGATACACAGACAACAGACAACGATGAGTGGATTTACGACAGAGAACAGAAGAGACTACTACGACATTATGGCGATGGACTTACCCGAAGTGATGATGGGACACTTCTGGGTGGTGCGAGATGGACGCGTGATTGACCCGAAGTTTCCAGAACACAGAGACATACAAAGACAAAACCGACTTCAATATGTTTCCTGCCACCTTCCCGCCCCTGCTATGACGCAGAAAATAATGATTGCGTCGCACATCAAGAAGGCGAAGAATGTGTTTGGAGACAACTACGCAACCGAGTTTCGGCGGATTTTCGAAGACCGCCCCTACTTTGGAATGTGCTTCTTCAACGCTGTTATGGAACAGAACCGCAACGGAGGTGAGATTGTGTTTGGTTCGATGGGGTGGTTGCGTGATGACGATACGGAGTATTTCGAATACGGAGGTAAGGAGTTTAAGGTGGTCGCTGACTTCACAGGGAAGAGTGATGTGTATCAGCGGGGCATCGCGGAGGAGATGCGTCGCGACCCGAAGTTTTCCGCGAACCTCTACCGCAGACACGCGTAAATGAAATTAAGACAATCGTATATGAAATTAATAATAAAAACAAAAGGACAATAAGGAATATAAACAAGTAAAATGACAACAAGAGGTAATTTGACTTCTGCCGACCCCTACAATTTATACTACGACATTAATGTTGTGAGTGATTATAACCCGACATTAGTGGGGACTACTGCCCCGCCCCTGACCTTCAACGAGATTAGGCAGAACCCTATCATCAAGTTTCCAGAGGATTACTTGTTGTCAGTTGTGCGTTTCAGTATCGAGACCCCTACCCTGCCGATTTTCATTCCGCAGGTATTACTGGGTCAAGCGAACCCGAATAAACTGATTTATGCGTGGGGTATGAGTGTGACGGATTACTCGGGTGCGACCCCCGTGACGGATTATTTGGCGGCACAACAGAACTGGATTTATATACCAGATGACCTTTCAATCCCACCTCCGTCTGGTGCCCTAACCTTTCAGGATTTAACTACGGAATATTACTATGTAAATGAGTTTTCGCTGGTGCTTCAATATGCGAATAATGCGTTGAAGGCGGCGTTTGATAATTTCAACACGCAGTTAGTAGCAGCGGGAAAGGACAGGTTAGGTAGTAGGGGAGGCACTCCAGCGACCATATACAATAACTATTGTCCGCAGATGTTTTATGCCCCTGCGAGTGAGATATTTTCGTTGAGTTTTCCCCTTTGTCCCCCAGCATTATCAGGAACCGCACCCCCTTATTCATATGACACTTACGACCAGAACCTCGCAAATACCGCTGGTTTTACAGGACGAGTGATTAAACTTTATATGAACACCCCCCTATCAAATCTGCTGAACTCGTTTCCTACGGTGTTTCAAGGCAATACCCAGTTTAATTTAACGACAGGAACAGAGGATATGATTGTTGCCTATAACAACCAGTATCAAAACACGAATGGTGGTAGCAGACCGACTTACCCCCTTACACCACAATCATCACTTGTGAATGCTATACCGCAGTTAATAGTCCCGCAGGAGCATTCAACGACGATTTTATTTTCGCCCATATCCGCCCTTGTGTTTTCGACATCGCTCCTGCCAGTTCAAAACACCCTATTATCAAAACCAGCGATTTTCAATTTTTACGATGGTGTGACGAGTAGTAATTTGCGTTCATCGGGTAATAACAACGTGACAGCACCAGTTTTGACTGATTTTGAATTACAAGGTGCGACAGGCACATCATCGCAGACGAGGATTACATATGTGCCGACGGCGGAGTATCGTATGTTGGATTTGCGTGGCACTACCCCTGTGAATGCGGTGGAGGTTTCGGTGTTTTGGAAGGACAAATATAGTGGATTACATCGGTTCAATCTGGCGGCGGGTTGTGCGGCGTCTATAAAGATACTCTTTCGAAGGAAAGATTTTTATAATGCGACTATTGATTAAATCTCACCTTCGGTAATTTTGTTTCACAAAATCTCTCGGCGAATAGAATTACAACTGAAATTATATATAAAAACAAAGTAATAACTATATTCATAAAACCGATTAAAATGAGTTCAGCAGATTTTCGCAAAGTGCTCGTGGAAGATGCTCGTATGAGGGTGACCGACAGTTTGCCTTTTGGTGTGGTGAAGTCGGGACAGAATGTTACGACCCAGATTTATCCTGCTACTTCAGCAAGTCCGTCTTCGCAGACTTTTTCTATCCAGACCCCGAGCGAGGTGACGCTTCTCGACCGTAATATCGTTTGGCGTTCTACCTATACTATCGAAATTAGAGGCACCCCTGCCGCTGGTGAATACCTCGTTGATTTGGGTAATCGTGATGCTCTGGCACCCCTCCCCCTTCATATGTCCGCCACCACCCTTCAGGTTCAGGTGAATAACAACAGCGTTTCGGTTAATATTAAGGATGTGTTGCCACAGTTGCTTCGTATGTATGGTGATGACCGCACTCTTGCTCGTTGGAACGGTATTGCTCCTTTGGCACCTGATACCTACCGTAGTTATGAAGACCAGTTAGGAGCGAACAACAACAGCAACGGTTCTTGGGCACAGACCGCCGACAATTCTCTTGTTTCTCGTGGCACTTACGGTGTTGATTTCTTGGAACAGACGACCCCTGCTATTGCTGGTGCCGCCAGAAACATACAGACTATCGGTGATGGCACTCTTCGTGTTGTGCGTCTTACCTTCACTTCATTTGAACCCCTATTTTTGTCTCCCTTCCACTTTGCCAATCTCTCGGCGAACCAGATGGCGATTTATGGTGTTAGCAACTTGAACTTCATTTTCAACATCTCCGCACAGGCGAACCGTCTGTGGCGTTGCGGTGCTTCTGCGGCGGCAATTGCTGGATACAGCGTTTCACTTGTAGATGTGGCAGGGTCGCAACTGATTTTCCAGATGCTTACCCCTCACCCTTCCCAGATTTTGCCCTCGAAAAATGTAGTCGATTATGTTGATTTTCCTCGTTATTTGACTACCTTTAACACGAACATCGCCGCTGGTAGTGTGAATGCCCTGAACCAGTTGGTTCCTACTTCCCAACCATTTTCCAGTAATAACATCCAACTCAATCAAGTCCCAGATATGTTGGTGATTTGTGCGAGGAAACCGATGTCCCAGCAGACGAACCGAGATGCCGATTGTTTCTTCCCCATTTCGCAGATTTCTATCAACTGGAATAACCAGTCTGGTCTGTTGGCGAACGCCACCCGTGATACCTTGTTTCGTATGTCTGCTAAATCCACGAACCAGACTTGGCAGGAGTTTAAGGGTGTTGCTAATCGTTATGTCCCCCCCGCTGGTGCTGGTGGTCAGTATGATACTCAAGTTCAAAATGTCCTTACTTCAGGGTCTATTCTTGCTTTGCGTTTTGGACAGGATATCCCTATTGTTGAGGAGTTTTACGCCGCTGGAAGTTTGGGGTCTTTCAATCTTCAGTTCAACGTTACGCTCGAGAATTACACTCTTGCTGACCAACCTGTCGAACTGGTTTTGATGTGCGTGAATAGTGGTCTGTTTATCACATCGCAGGGTGTCAGTTCCACTTACACGGGTATCCTCACGAAGAGTGATGTCCTCGCCGCGAGTGAAATGAAACCCGTGAGTGAGCGTCATTTGCGTCTGGTGGGTGGTGTTGAAAGTTCCGCCGTCACTTCGGTTGCTGATGTTGCCCCGAAGGCACAGGAGGCAATTCTGGACGCCGTGAGTGCCGCGAAAGGAGCACTCGGTAAAGGTAGTGATGGCATCGGCGGTCGTATGAAACTTGCTTCCCGATGCTAATGCCGAGAGATTTACGAGATAATTACATAATAGCGACAAAATGAGTATAAGACATAAAAACAATTCTTATACTAATTTATAACAAGATGGATACACCGTATAATCGAAGGATTGCGTCAATCAACGATGCTATAATGGAACGGTCGGCGAGACACGCTCCCGCCAATTTCGTAGGTAGGGGGTATGGAAGCGACAGCGGAATTAATACTCAATATAACGATGTTATGAGGGGTGCTGCGAACCATCCCCGAGCACTTTCACAAGCGGAAAAGGAGTATCGTATGGAAGGTAGTGCGGCGTCATTTGGGGGTAGTTGGATGGACGATATCGGTCAGGCATTTCGATACACCCCTCTTGGAATGGCGAGTGATGCTATATCTGGGCGGGATACTGTATTTTCTGGACGAGGTGGTGCTGGGTATGGTGGTGCTGGGTATGGCGGTGCTGGGTATGGCGGTAATGCGGCGGCGATGGTGGGGACAACGATGCCATTTCGCGAAGTGCCTTATGCTGGTGTGATAGACCACGCGAGGTCTGGTGCTGGAAAACCGAAGTTTCCTTTGGAAACGAAAGTTCAGGTGGGTAATAGTGATGGTAGTGGAAGGTCGAATATGACAGATATGAGATATAGAGCACCCCCGCCACAGGTGGAGGCGGCGTGGTATGAGAATATGGACGATTTTACGAGTGGGCGAAACCGTATGAAAGACAGTAAGAAGGTAGGTAGAATGACGAAAGACCCTGAAATGTTGGCGTCAGGTGGGCGTGATTTTACTGCGGAAGAGTTGGCATTCGTTAAAGACCTATTGGGTAAGAGTGGTGCTGGTTTTTATGGTGGAGAGTGGTATAATGACTGGGGTGATTTTACGGAGGCAATTAAAGATGCGTATGATACGGTGAAGGGTGTGTGGGAAGATTACATAAAACCAGTTCTGGATGTGGTGGGAACACCTTTGAAGGACGCCCTGCTTTCAAGTGGAAATCCTTATGGTGAGGCGGGTGCTGGTGTGTTGGAGTTGCTGGGTTATGGATATGGTGGTGCGGGTAGTGATGGAAATGGAATGATAGGTTGTGGTGATGGAGTTGGTGGTATGTATGGTGCTCCGTCGGGAATGTCTGGTGGTATGTATGGTGCTCCGTCGGGAATGTCTGGTGGTATGTATGGGGTTTCATCGGGTCGTTCAGGTGGTCGTATGGTGAAGGGTTCTGCGGAAGCAAAGGCATATATGGCGTCAATTCGTGCGAAGCGTGGTTCGAAGGGAGGATTAGGGGGTGGTGAAGGGGTGTTTGCGGATGCGAAACCGATTGCCGCTAATTCTCTCGGTTTTTCGCCGAAGTTGGAAGTGGAGCAATTAAACGCGGCGACAGGTTCGACTTCGTATGGGGATATGCCGACGAGTAATCCAGTAGGGTCAGGTATAGGTGGAAAGAAGAGGAAAATCGTGCCAAAAAACAGTAGGGGGGTCGCGTCCGCCCCGACAAAAATGGGCGAGGGGTTAGTGGGCGGTATAACTGCTGGTGAAGCGTTTCAACAGGCGAAGGATATGGGTTCGGCGGCAGTCGAGAATATAATAAGACCTTTTGTGTTGGAGGTTGCGGGTTTGATTGTTCAAGGGGCGGCGGCGGTGGGGGCGGTGAGTGCTACCGTTATGGCGGCAGCACGAAGACTTCGACAGGCATATAATCGAGAGGATGTTCAAACAATACTTCGGTTTGTTATGAACAATTGGCAATTATTCATTAGATTTATGCCAGTTCAATATCAGGTGTTGGCGTGGTTGAGTGGATTAGTAAAAGCATATTTTTCTTTGCCACCGTCATCACAATCACAACCCTACGAGGGTCGTCAGCGGGTCATAAACCCTGATGATAGTGATGATGATGCTGGTGATGTTGTTCATA